AACGAGAAGGCGCGGTCAAGTAGAGACGACCGGGCTCGGCTTGCGGCGTCGATAAGCGCTGCCAGTACGTCGGGGTCAGGATGGTATCCAGGTACCGCGGCCTCGGCGGCTTCGACGTAAGTCAAAACCGTTTCGGTTATCGTACCCATCGCGTCGGATGCCGCGATCGCATTTGACCGGCTGGACAGGTTGCCGACGGTGGACGCTTCGCACGCGCCGCCGAAGGCGTATAATAGGGACTCCACCGATGCGACGGCCTGCGCATAAGATGCGGGCACGGCGGCGGTTATCGCCATGGCCTGCGCGCGGTAGGCATTGAGCTTGTTGCTGATACTGGTTACGATGGTCGCCGGGGTGCGTGACAGCGTCGCAAGCGCGTTAAACAATTCCAGCGGCGCTTCTATTAGGTCGTCGATTGTGTTGGTGATCGTGCGGGCCTGTCGGCTGATCGAGGTGGACACTTCGGACACTTCCGCGGCAACGTTGCGGAACGCGTCGCCGAAAGACTTCACCGCGGCAAGTACGCGATTTTTAGACGCGACTTTATCGGCGGCGTTTGCCGGGCTGAAACTTTGCGCGGCCTTGGATGCGCTTGCATCTATGGCGGTGTCGGTTTTGTCAACTACCGTTTCCGCATTTGATACCGGTGTAGATGCGGACAGCGGTTTGATCTTTGGCGCCTGGACGAACTCAATGGAAAAATCTACGCGTCCTAAACCCTCGACTAATTTTCGGGACTCCGCCCACGTCGCGGCAATGACGTCCAGATTGCCGAACATAGGATGTTCAAAAGTGCCCGGGCCGATTTCAGACAGCGCCGCGTCCAGCGCGTCGGCTTGCGCATAGGCAAATTCGCCGGAGAAGTAGCACGCGAACGGGTAGCGGCGCGCCTGGTTGCCTTGGTCTTGAACGATGGGTGTGTCTTGTTGCGGCAATTCGTGGACGGCGATTTTTTTTGCGGACGAGCGCTCGAGGTCGTCGAACTGCATGACGATCGTGGCGCCGGACGGGGCGATATAGCGGGCTTGGCGGATGAGGCTATCGTAATCGGGCATTATCTAGCACCTCCCCGCATTGATCCGGTGCGGACGGTGATCGGCGGCGCGGATGGACCTGTGGATCTTATCGACGTACCTGCCGGCGGGTTGTTGAAATTAACGTCCAGGGTGTTGCGGGTGTTGCGCTCGATGGTGCTGGTCTGGCTGGAGATAGGAGCCGGGCCGTACATTTCGGCGTATGCGCCTTGATCGTTTCCGTACTCGTATCCGCCAGGAGCTCCGGGGGCGGCGGTCTGGAGCGCGGAGACGGCGCCGGGGATCTTGTCGAGTACCCAAGTCAGGCCCTTGATGAGCGGCTCGAACACGGCGGCGATGATGTCGGCCAGCGCGCCGAGGGCTTTTGCCAGTATATCGATGACGGGGATGATGATCGCGAGTAGGGGCTCAAGTAAGCGCAGAACGGGGACGAGGACTTTACCGATGGCTCCGGCGATCTGCAAGATTGACGGCATGATGCGGACGAAGCCGTCCATAATCTGCGTGATGACCGGCATGGCGGCGTCGAGGAGTTCGCCGAATATCGGAAGCAGTCCGTCGATCGCGGACATGAATGCCTCGCCGAGCTTGCCTACAAGCGGGCCGGCTGAGGCGAAGACGCGGTTGAGAAGTCCGCCAATCTTGGCGAGCGCTGAGGCCATGGCGGGGAGAATGCGGGCGGCGAGCGGGCCGATGCCTTGGAACACGCCGACGAGGCCGTCAGCTACGTCGTCGAAGATTGCGCGATTTTCGACCATGAAGTCGGTTATTCCGACCACGGCGGATGTGACGAGCGGCATGAACTTGGAGGCGACTTGGTTCCCGAGAGCTTTGAAGCTGGTCTTCATATTGAGGATCATGTCGTTGAGCCGCTCACTCGCGTCGAGGGTTGGACCGTCCAGGACGTAGCCGACGCGGTGCGCCTCTTTGGCGAGCGAGGCCATACCGTCGCGGCCTTCGGACAGGACGTTGACCATTTTGACGCCGTTTTTCCCGAAAAGGTCGACGGCGATTGCGGCGCGCTTGGCGGGATCCTTGATGCGGGCCATGCCGTCGGCGACCATGTTAAGCGCCTCGTCGGGGCCTGCCTTGCGCATCGCGGATGCGGAGATGCCGAGCGCGGCCAAGCTCTTGCCGACTTCGCTTGTCGCGTCGCCTACGTTGACGGTCAGCTTCTTGAGTGCTACGTCCATCTCGTCGACGGAGACGCCTGAGCGCTCGCCGATGTAGCGGAATTCTTGGAGGGCGTCGGTGGAAAGACCCAGGCTGCGGGAGGTCTTGGCTACATCGTCGCCGAGATTTGAGACGGATTCGGCCAGTTTGAAAACGCCGACGGCGGCTGCTCCGGCTCCGGCGGCCACAAAGCCTACGCCTTTTGCAACGCCGACTCCTACCTTGCCGACCGCGGACACTGCGCCTTTTGCGCGCTCGGCCATAGCGCCGAGTCCGCCGAGGTCGGCCGTCATTTTTTTGACGGTCGTTGAGACTTTGTTGACCGCTGTAAATATCGTGCTGATCGCCATGTTTACGGCCATTATTTCCCCTCGGCTGCTTTCCGCTCTTCGCGGACCATTTCGACATGCCCGCGATACCAAAATCTAAGGCGCGATATTTTCATATCGTGCCCGTCAAAACCATAACGGTTGCCGACCGACCAGATCATGCGTTCGATCTGGTCATGGCCGGCTATTTGAAAAAACCTACAATGATATCCACTATCTTTTTGTCGCGGTTTTTCATTTCGAGAATGTGCGCGATCGGGACGCCGGACATTGCGGACGCAAGATTGGTCGTCATTTTTGACGCCTCGCCTATGTCGATTTCCGTTACGCCGTCGCGCTGCATTGCCTTGATGCCGCGCCCTGCTTTTTCCGCTTGCCCGCCGGTCGGCTCGTCAAATTCCAAAGCGGTTAGCTTGTCGGTCGGACGGGCCAGGGTATAGGCGATTTTGTCGCCTTTGAGGTACAAGCGGCCCTGCATGACAGCGGGGAGTAAATCGGCGCGCTGCTCGGCGCTTATCGTAATGTCAAAGGCCTCGGCGATGCCGTCGAGTTCGAGGCCTGCGGTCTCTTGGTCCAGTTTGTTTTCCATGTTTCGCCGCCTCCATAACGGCTTTGCGCGGGGACCGGATTTGAACCGGCGCTACAGCATGGAGCGACTGCGTGCTACCGCTACACTACCCCGCACGTAAATTGCCGGGGTTGCCCCCGGCTGTCTTTGCTAGATCGCTTCGAGCCTTGCGCCCTCCCAGGTCAAGGAAGCCGTGCCGTCTCCGGTGGACTTGCGGACCTCGCCGACCAGCTTCATGCTGCCGGAGTAGGTTTTTCCCGATGCAAGGGTTATATTCAGCGGGCCGAAAGCGTTGGCGTCTTGCTTTTCCTGGAGGAATTCCAGGTCGCCTCGGTCGTCGTCGATCGACACTGGTACGTCGGACACGGTGGCCTTTTTACGGCGCTGCGTGTCGTGGATCGTGCCGTTGCCGTTGATGCCCATTTCAGCGGTAAATCCGCCGAGGTCTATGACGACGTTCGCGTCCTCGCCTTTTACGTCAAGCTCACGGCCGAACCAAGTCAATTGTCGGATGTCGCCAGCTCTGACTCCCATTTGTTACCTCCTTACGCCGCGGACGCGGCCGGAGCGAAGCTCCACTGGTATTTGACGGCCATGATGCGGAGACCCACGGCGATGACGTCCGGCACAAGCACGTCGATGCGGCCGGGGTTGCTCGCGTTGATCTCGACCACGATGCCGGCGACGATGTCGTCGCGGTTTTTGCTCCACGCGTTCGGTATCCATTGCTGATCGATCAGCTGGATGATGTAGCCCTTGACGCGCTTCGGGCTGACGGCGAATTCCTTGCCGGTGACAGCCGCATCGTCAACTACAACGGCCCGGTCGAATGGGGCGGACAAGAAGGTCTGATCGAGGCTATAGATCTTGGCTTGGACGTTGGTGATCGTCACGGTGTAGCGCCAGGACTCGTCCACCGCGCCGAGGGCGTTGGTAACGTAAGTCGTCAAGAGGTCCTTTATGCGGATGGTGCCCGATCCATCGTCATAGGTCCAGGATCCGCCGGCCGCTTCGACCGCGTTCGCTTCGGCGTAGGTCCACGGGGCCGCGGTTCCACCGAGTATGCCGGTGAGTGGGAGCGTTCGGAAGGGCCGCGCGGGCTCGCTGTTGGCCGACACGGCGCACACGCCGACGGCGGCCGCGGCGATTTCTGCCGGATGGTTCGGGGAGCCTTCCACGGGGACGGATGTCGTCCAAGGGCTGTTGCGCGACGCAAGCCACGTCAAGTAGTTTGCGCGGGTGTCGTTGTACCCGACAACGCCCGCGAACGGCTTCTTGACGCCGGGATCAATGCGGGCGGCTCCGGCGGCTTCCAATAGGTCGAGCGATGCGTCCGCGTTGTAGGGGCAGATGACCCATGTATACCACGTGCCGCCAAGATTGGTCAGAGCGGTCGCGATAGACGGGTCAGCGGATCCGCCGGACATGGCCGCGATGATGACGGTCACGCCGCCGGGCTCGCCTGCCGCGTCGGTGCTGTTGATATCCTGCCGCACGGTAATGCCGTTAGCGGAGAGGCCCACCCACTTGGCGGTCAGGGTAACCATGTTGGTGTTTGCGGACGCGGTGACCGGCAACTCAAGGTCGGCGTTGATCGCGGCGGCAATTGCGGTGGCGATGTCGTTCTGCGCGGCTCCGGCGGCTACCGGGACGTCAACGCCGCGGCCGGCGATGTAGAGCTTGATGGTACCGGCGGTTACTGTCGACGTGGTAACGGTGATCGTGCCGGTCGCGGAGCCGGTGCCGTCTCCGATCGGGAACCAGTCAACGGGCACTGCGCCCGCGCCCATGGCGTTGAAGAGCTTTTTCGCTATGAGGTGTGCCATTGACCCGAGGCCGGCGCGGTTGGCTACGTCGTCGGCGGACGTTACGGTGATGGCCACGTTGTTGGTCGGGGCCTTGCCGGAATTGTACTGTGCAAGCATGGCGATGCGCTGGGGGATTACCCCAGGTACGCCGTTGCGCTTGTATTCCTGCTCGATAAACACGCCGGACGCGATCGCGTTGGCGGGTACGGCGGTGAAGCTAATGCTCATTTAGGCCTCCTCGTATTCGTATAGTCCGGACCAGAGGCCGGCGTTGACTGCGATTTCATCCAGGGCGGTGCCTGTGATATCTTCGGGTGTCCAGTTGTATTCGACTTCGATGACCCAGCGACCCGCTACGACTTCGGTTTCGGGGAGCGCAAGGTCGGGCGGCATCATGGTAAACTGCGGCCATTTTTTACGGGCGATGATGCCAGATGTGAAGTAAAAGTCGGCGTTGACGAGGGAGTAGAGTCCATGCTTGACCTGCTGCTTGAGGTAGTAGAGGCGGGCCATGGCGGCCGAGTCGTCGTAGCCGTCGGCGTTGGTGTCTTTTCCGGCAGCGTAGCAATCGATGTTGATGCGGGCGTTTTCCTGCTGGGTTAGGCGAGCGCTTGAGCCTTCGCGCATGGTCGTAAGCGTGTCAAGCCAGATGTTGACCATGGGCATGTCGCGCATTGACGGCGGGCGGGTTCGGTCGCGGACGGTCGTGAAGCGCACCGCGGCGGTCTGCGTCGCGCTGAACGTTTGGAGAGCGGTGACCATGCGGTCTATGATGATGTCGTCGACGGAGCGAGCTATATCTGCCATGACCTACTTCTTGAATAAAATCGTTGCGAAGCCAAGGGCGCGGTCAAGCATAACGTTTGTTGCTTTGCCCTTGACGGTTACGCCCATGATGTCGGTGGCCTCGACGGGCCAGTCCGCGTCCGGGAGGTTTGACACGCTGAAATTCGATAAATGAACCGTTACCGCGGTTTTGTTGCCCTGCACAAGCAGGCCGGTTTCTGGGTCGATGTCTACGCCTACGCGCAGGTTGAAGCCGCGCAAGTTGTAGACGTGCGGCGTCGGGGTCGCAAGGTCGGTCAGCTTGACCGCGGAGCTGAAGCCGTTGGCGTTTTCGAGGATGTATTTATTGTCAGCGTACGCCAAGGCTTGAAGGCTCATTCTTTGCGCTCCTTGCGCTTGACCGGCTGTTCTTCATCGCGTTCGGCGATGCCGGTAGAGACGAGGGCGTCGAGGACGTGCTCGTCCAGCGCGGGGAGAGTATCGCCGCCTTTGTAGATGCGACCGTTGACGCTGACTTCGCGACCGGGTGCGACGCGCATTTATTTCTCCGCCTTCTTTTCGATCTTGGGCTCTTCCTTGGCGTCGCCGAGGATTTTGATTTCCTTGCCTTCTTTGTACTTCTTCTTTTCGTAGATAGTAGCGACGGCATCCGACACGACGCCGATATAGCCGGTCTCCATGTATTTCACTCGCTTAGCCATTTTATCCTCCATTGTTAGCCGGGCCATTGCTGACCCGGCTTATTGTTAGCTGTTGACGGTCTTGACCGCCAGGTGCGGCAGTCCGTAGCCGGCATTCCACCGGCCGTCGGCGGACGCGATCCAGAGCTTCGACGCGGGCTTCTTTTCGAAGCTCGGGCGGGCGACCTGGCGCATCGAGAAGACGAACGGCTTGGCGCGGCCTCCGGTGGAGAGCAGATACCAGTCGTTGGCATCCACGGCGTCGAGGCGGGCGTCGCCGATGACGGTAAACTTACCCTGATAGGGGTTGTACGTGTTGCCGCCGGTCACGGTCGGGTCGCCTGCGCTATTGACAAGTCGGTCGAACGAGTTCTTCAAGGCCATCGGACACCAGATGGTATCGCCTTTGACGTTGAGGACCTCGCCCTGGTCGTCAACGAATGACGCCATCGCGACCAGCGCCGCGTTGAGGTCGGCGTCAAGCTGCGCGAGCGTGGTCCCGGTGCCGGCCAGGAGGTTGTCGATGACGCGGGCCCCGGACGCGTTGGAGAAGAACGCGACGCCGTCGTACGCGAGGCCGGAGGTGCCGCCGGTCGCAAGGGCGATCATGAGCTTTTCCGGGTGCGCCATGACGCGGTCAACGAGGAGGCCGGGGATCATCTGGATCGTGCCGGTCTGGTCGTCGTCGAGGTCGTTCTGTTCGACGGGGACGGACGCTTCCCAGTCGAGGTTGCGGATGGTGTAGTCGTAGTCATTGAGCTTCTTGGCGTTCAGCTCGCCGATGTACTGACGCACGGCGGGCATGGCGCCGAGCCATCCGAGCTTTTCGTATGCGCCGTTAGACTGCACGACCATGGCGGCGCCCATGAGACCGGGGTTGATTTCACGGGCTGCCTGCCATTCGGCCATGATGCGGGCGAACTCTACGCGGAGGCCGCGTTCGATTACTACAGGATTAAGAGCCATTTATCGGCCTCCTTTAAACAATTCGGTCAGGTTTTGCAAAGTCGAAAAGCAAGTAGCCGGTCTTG